GGCCTTAGCTCCAGGAGTACGTTGCAATTGATGCACTATATTCATCTCCTTTTCACTCAGTAAGAATTTCATACCGATTTTAACAAGATCACCGTTAGCACTCTTAATAGAATCCCTTTTTTTGATAGGCAAAGGCGAGTCAAACGCGACTACATCAGCAACAACACGCACAGTATCACCACCTACAGACTCGTAAGTCATTCCCGGTGAATACTCGGGGCGCATTAACTGATCATGAAAATAGACGGGTTCGTCTCTATTCATGGAAATTGTTTCATAATGCACATCCACGGCATTCTGTAAGTTCTCTTCTATAATATCCTCAATTAGTGCCATAATTAATCCTCTTGATTATATACACCCAATGTTCTCAGAGCCGTTAAAGAAGCTCTGTTAAAGGGGTATTGTGCCGCAGCACTGTTAATAGTTCCGTTAGTCATTACAGCCCCTGAAGGGCTTTTTTTAGTCACATGCGATCTAAGCACGCCAACTAATTGATTATCTAAAGACCCGTCAATTGGCTGTAGCTTATAATCGCTACCGCTCTTAATAACTCCGTGCCCCTCACCCGCAAAATCATTCGGGAATTCTGTAAAATCGATTACAACACCACCCTCGATACCGTGAACATAGTTTTTTACAACTACACCATCCAGAGTCTCGTAATTAGTCGAAGTGACTCCTAAATCTCTTACCATTAATTTATTTTTTTTTATTAAACATTATTTTCCCAAAGCTTTTTTTAATTCTTCTCTACTCATCGCTGCACTTGTTGCAGATCCCGAAGGAGGTGCGCCCCCTATATCAGTATTATCCGCTATAGACTGTGCCAATACATCATATTCTGACTCAAGACCACTAATCTGCTCAGATATAGATGCCTCAGAATTAGTGTCAATTCTACTTAACCACGAGGTTTTAAAGGTGTCAGGTAATTTTGATTTACCAATAAGATCCTTAGCTGCTGAAGCCTGTTGATTTCCTGAAACTTGTCCCTGAAGATCAGAGACTGATTTTTGAAGACCTAAAATTAATTTAGTGACATCATCTTTTTCAGGATCTGGATCCGGAACAGGCGGAACAACGTTTTTTTTCTTAGAGGTCTCTATGGCTTTAGAAATCCGTTTATCAAATTCCGATTGAAAGATAGGATCCTTTAAGACGTCATCTAGCGAGCTAGGTTTGTTAAGTTTCTGTAGCGACTCCACAGCTCCTTTAATATGGCTCTCATCATTGACTGCTATAATGTCCGCAAGCCCCTCGTTAAGCCCTGCGTTACGCAGTTCTGATTTAAGTTTCTCTTTAATATCCATTATTAACTTTTTTAGTTAAAAAAAATTCTTTTAAACAAAGATAGTATTTTTTTTATTATCATTATTCACCTCCTAAATTCTGTGATTTATTGATGTCATCAATCTCTTTTTCATTGTCCGAAGTAATGCCAATAGTCTCCACAGCTGTTTTTTGCGATATTATCTTAGAAACAATTCCTTTTCCCATAATCGTAATTAATTCGGCTAAACTATTAGGTAGTATTGATTGGAATTCTATCTTGTAATCCGATTCATCTTCATACTTCTTTAGCTTGACGTTTAACGTCGTTACAATTCCCGAAGTAATAACACTTAACATTCTTTCTATTATCGTCCTATTTTCACCCTCGTTTAATTTCGCTTTTAAAATTGGATCCAAAAACATCATCTGCATCGTAAGGGTCGCAACCTCTCCAATTCCCTTTAATGATTCAAAGGATAGATCAGGAGTAGATGAGGTATAGTGTATTATATCCTTGATTGTTTTCATCTCGAACTCTACAGATTCACCCGCCCCGTCATGACTAAGGAACTTAGCTTCTCCCATTTTTACAGGCTTCCCGTCAACAATCTTAATATCTGATTGAATTACCTTACCACTAGCGTCCTTGTCTGGCATGCTATATATCTTGCCGTTTATGAATAACATAGGATGTCCAGTATAGTCATTAGCTTCGCTCAACTTGGATAATGATATCTCATATCTATCAATAAGTTCTTTAACATCGTAAAATTCCTCCTTATCTTGGCTCATGTATATTACTGGTATCTTATCGAATCCATGCTTTTCTACAACCGGAAATTGTTCCTGATCTTTAAATTTATAAAAATTAGTATCATCAAAAACCCATTGGTGCCTTACCATTCCTGACTCCTCGGAAACCTCAAAGCTCCAGACAAAGTATTTCATATCAAAATCAGAGTCTATGTACGCAGCCATTTTTCCACCTGAAGAATCTAGCACCCTACATTTTAATTTTCTATTATCTTTTTTACCAGTAAAAAAATATAGAATTGCCGCCTCTGTCTCGGACTTCTGTTTTTTCTTGCCATCTACCAATATCTGGTGTGACCTTGTTTTTTTTAAAATTCGAAGAACCTCCTTAGTTAAGTCATTCGGTTCTACTGCTGATATCGCAGGAGGGCTCCCTATTTCAAATGCTACGGATGTTTCTACTATTTTTTTCTGAAAGTTAACAGGAGTCTTAACCGCTAACACCTTTCTTCGCTCTTCTCCTTTTCCAACGAATCTATCTAACTGTATGTTGTTAAGTTGTGATGGCCTTATCGACCTGTTTATATCTTCATATTCCTTTCTTAAATCGGATATTTTTTTAGAATTCTTTTGATGTTTTTTAAATTCTTCTAAATCATCACGCGTAAGGTCTTTAGATAACACTTTATTTTCTTCCATTTTTCAATAACTAATTCCCATATCTGAGAGTGAATGTTCTGTTTTAATTATATTAAGACCCGAATTATGGGACATATGCCCGTACCTAACGGCATCCCAACAATGATTATAATTATCGATAGGCTGGTTTATCAATATCCCGTTAATTTCTTTGAATTTATAATTTTCCTTTTCTTTTTTTACGTTCTTCCAAAGTTTATTCTTAACACAATGTATTCTTTTTTTCTTCATGGACAATATCCAGTACATAATCGACTTCTTTTTACTGATCTTAAAAGCCTCTTCATATCCTAGATCTTGTAATCCGGAAACCATTTCAACAGTTCCTTTATTTTCGCCCGTATACTTATCTGAACTATCGCACGCAATCGGTTTTTCCTTCTCTACCCCGTTTGCCTCGAAAACTCTACTTAATTCTTCAGGAGTTTCAACAGGCGAATAACATAACAACTCAAACCATATGTTATCCTCGTCCTCCGCATATCTAACAGTAGCGTTTGGATCTGCTGTAAATCCAAAATCATTAGCGTAGGTGTAATCTATGGATGGGAATTCATCTATCCAAACAACTGTTTCAAAAATAACCCCCTTCATTGCTCCACGTAATCCAAGCCCGTACACCTTCCACATGAACAGGTTTGCCGTTCCAGAATTAACGTTCATCGGGTGCGGTGGTGGTAGATTCTTCTCGCTAACTTCTTGGCCTTTGTAAAAAAGACCGGAATCTCTAACCTCGTAGCTATCCGGCTCGTAAGGTTCGTAACCTAGAATCTTGTTGACCTCTCCATGAGTCACATAATAATTATCTATAAATGTTGTTCTAAGAAAACCAACGTCAGGCCTTGGGATTATAGAATTAAAAACATAATGATCTGTAAAGCTAGGATTGTAATCTGCCCACCAAAACTTTCGACACCTCATTTCTGATTGATCAAAAATAGGCTCCGGTATATGCATCATTTCATTATAGAATGCATAATCACAGCCGGCACCATGAGCGCGCCCAACTTTATCACACCCAATGAATGATATTTTATTTTCACCAATTTTAAAACTCTTAATCTCTTTCGATCGTAAAAAAGGATTATCTAAGCCAAAATCGGATAACCGCCTCTTAAAATCTTCGTAAACTGTCTCTTTAAATTCAGTATACCAAGCTCTATAGATATTAATAGTGCAATTCGTCTCTATATTAGTACATATGTTAATTATCATATCTACTGAAGACCATGTCTTTCCGCTACGACTAGACCCCTCTAATACAACGCCCCTGCTGCCACTAACCAATTCTCCAGACTTATTGTAACCCTGTTCATTTATTTCATTATACAGGTATTTATAGTTTGGATTGGTTTTTTCTGTAAAAATAGTAAGACCGTCCTTGTGGATATCAATCTTGCGAAGATCTAATAACTGCTCTAATTCTAGTATTTCTGAGTCCGATAAGTTCAAAATCTATAATAATTTAAGTTTTTATAACAACCTAATTAACAATTAATTAGTCTACATGTCCCACGGGGTAGAGACTACAATATCTCTTTAGCTTTTTCTAGCAACAAGGCAATCCTTCTCTCCCTATCCTCCTTGCTAGTAACGCTATTTTTCTGGTGGTTATCCTCTCCGTAAAACCCTATATGCTTATTTACCATGTCCATAGCCTTCTCTTTAGAAAAAAATCTAAGCTCTATTGTCTCAATCTTAACGCCTTCAATACCGGTCTTAGTGTGCCTATAAGAAGTTACTAGCGTCCTTACGTCTTCAGGCAGATTCTTAACCTCTTCAGATGTTAAGTTAATAGTCTGGGTTATATCTAATTCAATCCAATTCTTAAGCTGTCTCAATACATCTTGATGTGTTATCTTAAGCACTTCGCTTGTTGACTCCTGCTTACCACGTAGATACGCTTTGACTTTAGGAATAGCTAGGATTTCTTTAAAGGACACAGCAGCGGCCGCATCGCCT